AAGTCTGCTGCCAACGTAAAAATTGAAGGCGCGGCTCAGGTCAGCATCGAAACTCCGGTCCTTCAGCTTACCGTTGGAGGAACCACTATGAAATTGACAGGCAGTAACGCCACGATTGCCTCTCAGGATTTGACATTCACCGGCAATGTCTCGATTACCGGGAGTTTGGATGTTTCCGGGACAGGAACTTTCCAGGGTCCTGTTACAGCCCCGGACTTTAATTCTTAGGAGTGGTTATGCCTAATGTTTTAGGTTGCTACGGTCCTATGCCTTTTTATTGTTCCGAAGACGCAATTTTTAACTACAAAGATCTGAAGACTTCGAAGCAAGTTAGATGGGCTGAGCACGCCGTATATCTCGGCAAAACGATTAAAGAATTTCTGGGATTTTCTCCTTTGGAGGTGTCTTTCACTTTGCGTTTTGACGCCTCACGGGGAATTTCTCCAATGGTCGGACTGCCGCAATTAGAGAAATTGATCGATCAGCATTTGGCTTTTCCTCTAATCATTGGAGGCGGTTATGTGGGCATGATGGTCATGGATAAATACGATGTTAAGCATAAGTTTTTTGGCAAAGGAGGCGGCTGCATTGTTGCAGAAGTTTCTGTTTGGTTTTCGGAGGTAGGAAGTGACAGCATTCTCAATCGACTTATCTGAGCAAACTTCAATCAACTTTGCTCCGGAGTCCGTAATTGAAGAGGTGATCCAGAACGTCAGAACAATTTGCGCAACGATTGTTGGAACGGTCCCTCTGGATAGGGATTTCGGAATGTCAGTGGATATGCTTGACCGTCCGATTTCAATTGCCCAGGCCCTCTTTCAATCGGAAGTCATTCGTGCGCTGGCTCGCTACGAGCCCCGAGCTCGTTTTCTGAGTATTGAATATTTAGACGATGCTGACGTTGTTCAGGGCGTTACCAAACCAAAAATCAAAATTGATATAGAGGAATGATATGAGTGAAACATTCCCCCGATGGGGGCTGCCGGACGTCAATTTCGTTGAGACCGATCCGGACAAAATTAAAGCCTCAATCATCAATCGCTATGAGACCGCCTCCGGGCGGTCTCTTGCTATGGGCGATCCTGTTCGGCAATTTCTATTGTCGATTGCTTCCGAAATCATCCAGCTCAGGCAGGTTTTTAACCACGGAGCGCAACAGAACCTTTTGAGTTACGCCCAAGGCCAATATTTAGATGCACAAGGGACGATGCTGGCTTGTGAACGTCAGCCTGCCTCTCATGCCGTTACCGAAATTCAATTTACGCTATCCCAGGCCCTGGCATCCGCCTTTGTTATCCCGGCAGGATTTCAAGTAACGAACGGCGATGTCACGTTCGAAACTATTTCACAAACAACAATTGCTGCAGGCTCCCTGCAGGCAACAGCACAGGCGCAGTGTTTGGAGGCTGGAACTGTTGGTAACGGATATTTAGCCGGACAGATTTCAACTATTGTCAGTCCCATGGCATTCCTGGCCACTGCAGTGAATACGTCCGAATCATCCGGAGGATCGGATGAAGAAGATGATGAGAGTTACGCAGAACGATTACGACTTAGGCCGAATTCATTCTCCGTTGCCGGTCCTGAAAAAGCCTACATATTTCATACGCGTTCAGTTTCCCCGGCAATTATTGATGTCGCGATTGATTCTCCGACTCCGGGCGTTGTCAATGTTTATACATTGCTTACAGGCGGGGAGTTGCCTAAAGCGGCATTTTTGACCGAAGTCGAGAACTATCTTGCCAGCGAGGAGGTACGTCCGCTCACCGATGAGGTTCATGCACTGGCTCCTACAGCCTCCTCCTACAGCGTCAATGTCGATTACTACGTACTCAACTCCGACGCCGTAAAACTAGATTCGATCCAGACAGCAGTTCAGGCAGCTGTGAATGATTACGTCTCCTGGCAGCAGTCAAAAATCGGCCGTGACATTAACCCGGACGAATTGATCAAACGGGTCCGCGATGCAGGGGCCAGCCGCGTCGTTCATTCGACCCTTACGCCCGTGTTTAAAACATTAACGAAGAGCGAAGTCGCTCAATGCTCTTCAGTTACGGTCACCTTTAAAGGATTGGAGGATGGCTAATGAAAAAAATAGATGACGTCGTCCTCAGTGACCTGCTTCCATCAAGCATTGCCGAGGACCGACAAGTTCAAAACTCTGCGACAGCAATAGACCCGGAACTGAAATCAGTTTCCGGGTCTTTGTATGTTGGCGCAATTTACGCAAATGTGGACAAGCTCACCAGTACGCAGCTGGATCATTTGGCATATTGCTTTGACCTTACGACATGGCGCGATTCATGGCCACTAAGCCAGAAACGTCTAATTGCAAAAACCGTGGTCGCTCAAAAATGCCGAATGGGAACCCTGAGCGCCGTCAAAAAAGTCCTTGAATCTTTGGGTTCCGCGGTTTCCATCACGGAGTGGTGGCAGAAAACTCCTAAAGGCACGCCGCACACGTTCGAAGTCATTGCGTCGGTCAGCCAAATTTCCGGGGGTCTGCCCGGGGAAGCCCAGGAGGATTTTTTTCGACTATTAGATGAGGCTAAGCCTGTCCGGTCGCACTACACATTCAAATTAGTTCAATCCTTGCTGGGGCAGGTTTCCGTTTCTGGAACCCTGCGCTCTGCAACGTTTTCGCGTTGTTCTTGCGAACCGCCTCCTCTTTCTGAATCTTTGTCCGTAACTGGTCTCATCCGTCCCGTTTCTTACACACACATTTAATCCACTCAAAATTTAGGAGAAAACTATGCCTAGCGTTGTTGTAACGTCGGCAGGCCTTGCCGCGCTCTTAAATGCCGAGCAGAACGGCACCCTTCCCGTCAAAATTGCCAAATTCGGTTTAGGAACCGGAAATTACACGCCGACTGCAGATAAAACGGCACTGCAGTCGAAATTCAAAGAGATCACGGCATTATCCGGAGGTGCGGTCGGGGATAACGTTATCCACGTCACAATGACCGACGCTTCGTCCGACGCCTACACGGCAAACGAAGTTGGTGTTTATCTCGAAGATGGAACGCTCTTTGCCTTGAGCTCGCAGCCAGTCGGCGCAATTTTGCAAAAAGCAGCTGGATCTCAAGCATTGCTTTCTCTTGACCTAGTGCTGCAGGGCGGAACGGCTGGAGTAACCGTTTCAGGAGGTACAAATTTCTTTAATCCTCCTGCAACTACGACAACCGCTGGCGTCGTTAAGCTCGCATCCCTTGATGAAATTACTGCAGGAACCAATACCACAAAAGCATGCACCCCGATGGGTGTTTGGAACTTCGTTAAAAATTACGTTGCCAGCGCGATTGAGTCTCTGAAAACGCTCCTACGAGCTGAAATTGCTGCTGCGTGTTTGGCTACTGTGCCAATCGGAACAATGTTGCCGTATGCCGGCGGTGAAGTTCCCGAAGGTTTTCTGCTCTGCAATGGCGCAAGCCTAAGCAGAACCGAGTATCCAGAGCTTTTCGCAGCAATCGGCGATCGCTGGGGAAGCGATTCTTCCAGCACATTTAAGCTCCCGGACACTCATCATAGAGTTTTCGAAGGCACCACGGTGCTTTCTGAGGTCGGTAAGTACGTCGAGGCGGGCTTAACCGAATATTACGGGCCGAATTACATATTCAGCCGCTAATGATCCTAGAGCAAGCAGCTATGATGGGACTAGTGCTCTGTACTACGCATATTCCGATCAGGCAGTGAAAACACAATATGACTACAACGCAGAAAATAAAATCCCTGCCGATCCTGCGATTGACGCTTCTAGGTCATCGTCTTTGTATCAGAATGGTTTAGCCGAAGTCCGAGTCAATGCCCTATTCGGCATGAATCTCATTCGAGCTTTCTAACCGAATATCAGCTTCAAGTTTGAGAACATTCAAAACAGAACCGCGATTCAACGTTTTGATGGCGCGCTTCATGGTGAGCAAGTTGTCACTCAAAATCTCGCCATGAAAGATCCGTCTGTTTCGTTTGACTTGCCGTTGATAAACCGGTTTAACGCCTCTTATGCGAGCGCTCTGTATCAGGATGGATTATCGGAAATTAGGGTTAATGCGTTATTCGGTTTAAACCTCATACGAGCGTATTAAGTACATTCCGAAAAGAGCATTGACCCGCACCTCTGTAAGGTCATTTTGATAGAGCGACGAAACGCTTGAAGCGTCGAAATCCGTAATTCTGTTAGATGTGATTTCCTGAACCAAGGAAACTCCTTTGTCTTGATTCCCTCCATCACGCCATTGCGAGAAAGCACCAGTGCAACCGCTCCAATCGACATAGGGTCTAACACCGAAAGTACCTGAAATATTCGGAAAGACCGAATAGCGCGGGAAAAATTACAGGCGTCGCGACTGGCACAAATCAAGAAGGCCTAGGCGCATTGGCGTGGGCAGACGGTTTCGCAGATAGAAACTACGAAACAGGGACGCCTCCAGCAGCCAAATATCGAAACGTTTCATTAGATTTACACAGTGGCACTGCCATATTTGGGGCTTCTAGTACTGTTCAGCCTGCTTCGATAAGGTTTTTATGCTTGATACGCTCTTATTAAGTAAAGCGCTCGCATTGACGCCGTTTGCACGGTGTCTGACGCCCCAAAAATAGCATTACCTTTCGATAAATCCGAAAAGGGATCACATTGATAGCCCTTGGTACTAGCCTCGACGTATTGCAAGTAACCACAGGTGTTAATGTCGTCTCGGATAGACCAGCCCATAGAGCCTGTAAAGCTCGTTTTTCGATCCGGAGAGGTCGAGACTAAATCAAAAATTTTGCCCTGACTATTCGGAAAGCTGTTTCCGCGAGTTTGCTAGAATGCCTCCATCCTCATCGGTTTTCGCATGGCCGTGACGGAATTGGACGGTTTCGCTCTGGTCACCCGCTCAATCTTTGAAGCAAAAACCAAAGCAAACGGCCCGGAAGTACCAATTCCGAGCCGCTCAAATGGAAGATTGTCATGCGATTAAAAACATCTTCTGCTCTGATTATATCAAAGGCCCTTAAGCGGTGGTTACCTAAAGTGATCGTCGCGCTAGTGCTGATGATGTGGTCGCGATAAGAGCGCCTGAGTAAATGCCCCAGTTGGTTATTAGCCGGCTGGGGCAAGGTGTTTCTTGACCGAATATCTATGGAGGTTCTAACGTTGTAGGTTATGCCTCGCCCAATGTTGATGTCCTTGGGACTGGTGCTTTTTCTGCTATGACGAGGTGGGTTTCGTCTCTGCAAATATCTACCGACGGGACAAACGCCTCTAGCATTCAGTTTGACGCTGGCAATTCAAATCACCTGTATGGGCTGTCCGGAACTGTCCAACCAGCAGGAATTTATGGGCTCCTGTTATTGAAAGCGTATTAAAAACATTCCGTACAGTCCGGCAGGTTGTACGGTGCTTGAGGCTCCGTAAATGGCGTTCCCTCCGGAAAGATCAAAAAACGCATGATTGTCGCCCTGATAATTTTGTGCAACTGTCACGTTAATTTTGTTTGTTCCTGGTTCGACCTTGAAAACGCCTGTTGATTCAGGAGAAAAGATTCCGTACTGTCCGTCGATAACTCGCAAAATGCCTGAGCTATTCGGAACCGAATATCCAGAGCTGGCTAACAGCCGCGAACGGTTACTACTTCGCTGGAAATGCTAGAGGTGCGTTTTCTTCGGCTGGTTATTTGTCGAAGCAAACCGCAAACGGTTATCAAGAAAATTCTTCTGTAGATCCCGGGTATGGTGGTTTTAACATGAACGCTCAAGCGTTCAATCCGCTCTATGGAGCCTCGGAAACAGTGCAGCCAAGTGCGATGTACGGGATGTGCTTAATACGCGCGTATCAGTGAGAGCCCGTAGATACCAGCGGGTTGGACGGTGGCCACTGAATCCGAATAAATACTTGAAGCTCGGCTCGCAAGAAATCCCACTGTTTCCCAAGCGTACGGTCTCTTATCCGGTGTTTTGCGGACGATCTCATCCCCATAAACACCGCCATAGCTTTGAAAAGCGCCGTCGGGGTCAGGTTGTCCTTGTTCTCGTAGGTGAGAGAAGTTGCCGGGTAATATTCGGGAATTTTCCTGAGTCTTTATCGAGCCCCGTGAATTATCAGCGGAGCTCGACTTTTCTGCTGTGCCTGGCACAGATTAAAAATGACGACTTTTTAGTTCGGAGAGCCTGAAGCGACAGGCTTCTGAGTTAAAACTTGAGCACATCGAGCACATGTCTCGATGTAAGCGTGCCAGCTCAGCATAACTTTTTGCCTCGGCGCGAAATAATCACCTCGTTGATACGCGCGAACGACCTGGGAGCCAACCAGGTGCGCTAATGCCGCCTCCGCCACCTCAAAAGGTACTTCATTGTCTGCGAACCAGCTTCGGCCAATGGAGCGAAGGCCGTGCGCTACGAGCCGATTCCTAAATTCGGGTTTGTCGTGCAGCCACTTGGCTAAGGCCTGTCCGGATATGTGGCGGTTTTTATTTGTTGCCGGGAAAAGATATGGGCTTCTTTTATTTTTCCGGATGGATTTGGCCTCGTTTATTAGCGAAATAAGATAGGGCGTCAAAGGTATTCGATGCGTCCGTTTCATTTTCATGGCCTCGGCCGGAACGGTGATCGCCTCCTCAGAGATCCACTCGAGCCGCACCGAAACAACCTCACCAGGACGCAGTAGGGTGGCCAGTGAGAAGTAGAACAAACTTTTATATTTCGGCGGGGCCAGGCGCTCGATCTGGCTAATTACTATTGGGAGCTCTTTCCAGTCGGGCGCGGGCATGTGCCTCACCTCCGGCACTGGGAAAACCTTCGTAATTTTAGAGAGCGGATTCGCTTGAATGAATCCAGCATTAACGGCTAAGTCATAAATTTCCCGGACGCGCATTAAAAGTCGCTTGACCGTGGAAAGTTTGCCCGCAGCCTCGACTGGCTCAAGCAACTTAATAAGGACGGGAGGAGTAATTGAATCGAGCTGTCGAGAACCGAGCTTTGAGATCACGTACTTCTCCAAGCGTAATTTTTCGTCGCGATAGCTGGCGATTCTGTTTTTCTTTTTCGAGCACCAAAATTTGAACGCATCCCTCAAGGTGTAAGAACCGGAGGGCTCAAGTTCAAGCTCCCGTCTTTTCCTGCGCGCTAGGGAGCGCGCCTGCATTAAGGAAATCTCTGGCCAGTGGCCCA